TGAATATCCGTCTAAATGATGTGCAACTATATTGCCTTCTGATTTCTTTTTGCAACATTGACAAGAATAATTATCTCTTTTGTACACTTCTTTTCGCCAAATTCCGTAACCTTTCCAAAGGCGTTTTTTATAACGTTCTTCTTCGGATAAACCGTGCTTGTAGTTAGGATTTTCACTGCCGAATCGTTGCTTACCATACATTGAATTTTTCTCACCTTTGAAGTCACGTTCTTTGTACTTGTACATAACCTTGTCTTGGCGCATTAATTCTCTGTGGCAATCTACACATATTTTGTTATCTTTTCTACCACTACTATATTCCTTACTACACATTTCACATTTATGTTTGTAACGTGATGTATCACGTTTTCTTTCACATAATTTACAGTAAGAAAAGTAAATTTGTCTTTGTAATACTGTAGAAAAACGAATATTAAAATCTTCTAATATTTTTTCTTCATTACAAGAAGCACAAAACTTACAACCTTCTTTTGCAACAGGTCTTGGTGCTGTTTTCCTTTTTGATAGATTGACGCATTGTTTACATCTACTTCCGCGCTTTTCTTTTGAACGTTTTTCAAATGATTCAATATTTTTAATTTCGCCACATTTAGTACAAACTTTTTCCATAGATTTTTACCCTCCTCACTTTAATAGATTATAAAAATACTTAAAAACAATTCTAATATTATCATGCTACCATTTTAAACTTAGCTTTCACCGATTTTGAACGATTTTTATTCGGCACAACTTTTGGTCTACCGAACAACGAAACAGCTAATTGATTGGCAGTTACTTGGTCATCCATACCCTGTAACTCTTTGGTAACAGCACTTGCTACATCTGCTACAGTTGCTTCGCCACGATTAAATGACTCCCATAAATCAAATGTTGCCTTACTCATGACTGACATAGTTTCGTCAGTTGACTTCGAACCATCTTTTACACGAATCTGAAACTCTTTCATCGCATCATTCACGTAATCTAAATTGTATACTCCCGCTTGTGCGCCACGCTCCATAATTCCGAAATATTCCTCGGCACTATATCCCATTTTGCTAAATAAAGGAGCATACTCAGCAACGTTATCAAACATTTCATTACTGAAATTTAGCCCTCGTTGACCGCCTGCCGTAAATAAATCGAATGCTTTATCGGATGATATTCCGAAATTTTGCATCAAGTTATTTGCACCCCGTGTAACCTCATTGACATCACTATCAAACGTATTAGCTAATAGCATAGCATTAGATGTAACCTTGCTAATCTCACCGTTATCCAAGCCTTTCATGTTCTGTTTGACACGAGAAACAGCAGTTGACACTTCATCTAAACTCTCTCCATAACCACGTGCAAAGGTATCTTTTGCCGCACCTTCTAATGCTTGTAAATCTGCTCCCATTGCTCCAGTTTGTGCCTGTAATTTAGCAAAAGAGCTATCCATTTCTAGCACCGTTTTAGCTACAGATGCACCAAGAGCAGTTACACCTGTTGCCGCTAATGCAACAGAAGCTTTTCCTACTTGCTTAAATGCATCAGTAGTTGAACGTTTAAAATCTTCTACTTTATTTTTAACAACACTAGCGCTACGACCTAAATCAGTCAATTGACCATTTGCTTTACGTAGACCACTAGCAAAATTTTGGTCTTTGAGCGTTATTATTGTCGATATAACACGACTTGACAATTATCTCACCGCCTTTAAAACGTCACTACTGGCGTAACGTTATCTTTTAATAATTTATATTTGGATTCAATTTCATCGTTTGCTTTAGCAAGAGTAATATCTAAACTTGCCACCATAAATTGCTTATGCCAAAAATCTAAAGACAATAGGTATTCAAGCTTATAGCCTAATTGCAAATAGTGATGATAAAAATACATCTCATCATCACTCTTGATTAGTTTTTTACTTCTTCCACCACAGAAACAGAACCTTTATCAAATCCTGCTGAATCGAATCCTTTATTGACGATATATCCAATCTCTCCTAGAGTAAAAATTTTCTCAACAATATCAGTAGGCTCTACGCACTCATATGCCTTTTGTAATTCTTTATCCTTTAAATTTGGCTCTAAAATCATGGAATACACCATATAAGCATCTGCATTTTTTGCTGTTTCTTCATCTCGTGTCATATCCATTACATCAAGGCAAAACTCTTTTGTAGGAGTCTCAATTACAATTTCTCCACCTAAACGGTCAAGATGTAATCTAACTTTTTCTCCACCATTTTTACGCTCATATTTCACCTTGTTTTGGATAAGCTCTTTTAAAGAGATAACTTTATTTTCTGCCATATTTCATCTTCCTTTTCTGATTATTTTTAAATGAAAAGAAGGCATTGCAATAATGCAACACCCTCTAGGTTATGTACTATTTGATTGCGTCTAAAATGTCAAAGTCACCGAATGCAAAGCCTAATTCTTCTTGTAGCAATGCTCGTTGTTCAATTTTAGTTAGTAAAAACTCATTAAATGTAACAGATGATACAGTTACACGTTCTTGTCCATAAGAATCAGGGTCTGCTAATTTAGATGTAATAGTTACGTCAGGCATCTTACCACTCTTTACTGCTTCTGCTAATAGGTTTGAGCCACGAGAATACACCTTTTTAGTAACAATTGAACCTTCTCCAACCCACCCCATAAATTTACGGTATGTTCCAGTATCTTCAGCAAAATTCACATCTTCATATTCAAGAGTAACTTTTAATTCAAGTGACTCTAAATCAAGCCATTTTTCACCATTAACCCAAACAGCGCCATGTGTGCCATTAATTACTTTGTTTGCTTTATTAGTCATAGTTTTATCTCCTTAAACTGTTAAAATGTCAAATTTCAAGTCTTCTATTGCATCAGCAATCTTAATCTGACCGCCTAATAGAACCGTTGAACCGAATGACATTTCTTTAATTTGTGCATCTGTTAAATTTGTTGTATCTGTACCGATACTTTCCCATGCCAAGCGCTGTGCATCTACATCAAGAAATGATACATTCGCAAATGACGGGTCTAAAATTTGGTCAGCCATCAGGATTTTAAAATAGGCATTTACTGCAATTACAAATAAAATTTGATTGTCATAGACGTTGATAATTTTACCGACATACTCTTTGTCAAAAGTATCTCGAATATCATCCATAATCATATCCATGACTTCTACAATTTTAATCTTTTTGTAATCGGCTTTCTTTGTGACTGTAAGCGTTGTTAAGCTGTTTACACCACGACCAATTTTAATATTTTCTCCATCGTTAATTAGGATTAATTGACCATTATCAATATCCTCATTCGGTGTCTCTGATTCTGTAATGGAATCCACTTCTGACAGCTCATAATAAGTAGATGAACGTGTGAACGGAACACCTGCTAATAATCCAGCAATACGAGCCGTGTATTGTTGAGCAGTATAAGTTGTGCCACCTGCTAAAATACCCTCTGTTGTAAAGTTGATAATCCCCTCTGAATCGGCTTCTTGATGAGCAACTACTGCTTTATATGTCTTTTTATCGTTAGCGCGCTTTGATTTAATCCAACTTACAATAGCAGTAGCTTCCTCTGTATTTGCATCTGGCATAGCTAAATAGTTAAATTTGATACTATTTAATTTCTTTAATGCATCAGCAATCAACGTTGCCTCTGCAACACGGACAACAACCACTTTAGACGGTGTGCCAAGTAAAGTTTTATTAATATAATCTGCATTTTCAGGAGTCCATTCACTCGCAACAACATCCTCCACTGATTTAATTGTTGTAATTCCTTCAGCTTCAGTAGCATCACGTAAAATTAACGCAACAATTCCCATTGCACTACGTTTGACTGCACTGACAGCCCTAGCCTTAAATTCAATTTCAATTTGCGGTAAGCCCACAAAAATCACTCGCTTTCGTTTAAATTAGTTTTTAATTCTTGCATCAATAATGCTTGTTTATTTGGATCATTAACCTCATCCAATTGCTCAAATAACAAATTAAATTCGAACATTAAAACACCATCCACTACCGATGAATCAACATCAGAAATATGAATGGCTCTATCTTTCACTTTTAAATTGTTACCGAATAAAATAGGCAGTTGATATTGCATATCTAAAATCTCAATTGAACCATTTACAGATTCAATTTCTGTAAAGTAGTAGATACGAACGGTTAATGATGTCTCAATTTGAGAGTGTAAGGTTTCAATTTTTACGTTGTCAAAGTAGACGGTAAAGGATGGTCGTTCAAAACCTTTCTCAATGTCTTGGGATTTAACAGGGATTTTAAAATTGGATTTGAGGATGGAATTAATAGAGGCTTTAATATCTTTTAAATTAATCATAATTTATTCTGCTCCAGTAAATCATCTAGCCAATCACTAATCATTTCTTCCGCTACACCACTCGCATCAAATTCAGCCATTACATCTTTTAATACGTGCTTACCTCTTACAAATCCACCATCTTCATGCATAAAGCCATCCTCAACCAAATGTGCATGAGGAGATGAGTTAATTACACGAACTACCCACTCACCATCATCCCCTTTAAATGCTTTACCACGCTTCCACTTTTTATGATAGTTACCTGTCAGCTTCTTTACTTTTGAACGTGCTCGTTTAGCAACTAATGTACGCCCTTTACTACCAACTTTACGTAAAATTTTTGGAATCTCTTTATCCACTTTTTTAGATGTTGCCAATAAATCTTGTTGAAATTCGGTCAATCCTCTGATTTCCATTATGCAAGCACCTCCTGAACAAAAATCTCAAGAGTTTCATTATTAAAGTAAGGATTGAGGATGTATTTAATTTCAAATTTATGATTCCTAAATCTAATTTGCATCTCTTTTGTAATGTCATGAGCAGCGCTATATCTAACGATAATCTTATGAGTTACATTGGTTAAAATGGTATCGGCTTGTTGCTTCTGTAGACTGCCAGTTTGAGGTATAATATCAGCCCAAATTGTTTTCAGCTTATCAAATCTATAATCTTCCTCGCCTAGCTCATTTTCATATTTAACATTGGCGTAAATGTCAATGCGATGTTTTAAGTTGCTTGGATTCATTGAACATCCCCGCCATAAGTCAATTGCATTAAGATGCTTTGTATAGTGAATCTAGTACGGTCA